GTTGGGATCAACCAGTGTCAAAATTTTATCTGAACTGAGAAACATTTCTGTATTGTCAGTCAGATCGGATAACCATTTAGTTAGTTTACCATCCTTGTCAATAACACAAGGATTAATTAACTTGCAGTCTGGTTGCCCAATGTCAGCTAGAACCTCATCAATCTGGGAGACCAACTTCAGATTGTTCGTTAAGTACAGTACCTGAATCGGAAGTTCCTCCACTTCCTCGTCTGCTGCTTGATTCGTTGGAATCATCAGATCTTCTTCCATCCATTCTCTCCGTATAAGATTTAGTAATGCTATCTAGTGGATCAGTAATACAAACTACCCAATCCTTATTTACGATGATATCACTGTCCTTAGATAATGACATCCACCTATAGTATACCACATCATGCTTTGGAGCACCATCACCCTCAATTAAAACTTGAGAAGTTTTAATCTTTATACTAAAAGGATCCTTAAAAAGATAGGATACCAATTCATCATCAGAGTTGCGATACTCCTTGATGTCAGCAATTACCTCTTCTCCAGATTTGAGTAATGCGAGTTGTACGCTCATGATTGTTTTTTACCTCCATATATTATAGCAAGAAAAAAGCACCCTGTCAAAGGGTGCTGATCCATCTCGAACTCAGATGTATTTATAGGTACTCTTTTCGAGCATGATGTTCTGGAACTATTTTGTTCAATTCCACAACTAAAAGTCCATCTTCAAACTTGACGGATCCAACCTTCGTATCGTCGGTGACCGTCCAAACTCGTTCAAAACTTCGTTGGGCCAATCCTTTGTGGACAAACGTTCCATCTTCTTCCGATTCTTCTTTTCTGCCTTTAACATATAATTTTCCAAACTCTGTATAGACTTGTAGTTCATCTTTCTTGAAGCCTGCCAAGGCGATTTCGAGTTTCGATTCATGATTATTTAATTGTATCAAGTTATATGGTGGGTAGTTTGAGGTGGTTGTATCTTCCCAAAAACGATTGAGATAGTCATCCATTCCTATGCTGTTCTTCGTAATCTTATCAAAAAGTTCTGGAAGATTTGCAGCGTGATATCTTGCTAGTGTGTTCATAGTTCTCCTTTAAAAGCGAGTGTTAGTGTGTGAACCCTTTCGGCATTCACCATTATTTATAGAACATATCACAAAAAAGGGGATGTGGAATCCCCTATAAAATTATTCGGTTTATGCATCAAACAAAGCATGTTTTGATGTACCAGCATTATCATTCGATATATTTCCTATACCAGTCTCTTCAGTTTCTTCTAACTCATAACTCCAATCTTCTATAACAGTATTAGATAACATCCTATCAGATAGAAGATCCATTTCTTCTCTTGCAATCTCTTCAGTCTCTGCATCAAACCAAAAATCTATTGCTTTACCAATCCTTAACAAATGTGGTTGAAGTCTAGGAGCAATTCTATTGACATTATTCATCACAGCATTACCTGCAGCATCCGATACGGATCCTCTCAATCTAACGTGAACTAATGCTTTGAATCTCATAACAATTAGTATAACATTACATCCAATATTCGTCTAGTCCTTCAAGAACATTTGTTAATATTCTTGAAGCTGCACCTCTCTGTCTTTCATCCCATTCAGGATACCAACATTTACTATCGACTCCATTCTTCATCCTTGTAACTTTAGCAGTCATCGCTACCTTATCTAATCTACCATTCATTAGTCTGCGGTATAGATTTATACTAATAATTTAGCATATTATTCTAAATTATCCTCTTGTTCTGTCAGGAGAGTAACATCAGATGTTGGTCTCGCAACACAAGTAAGAGCAAATCCTGCTTCAAGTTGATCCTCATCTAAAAAGAATTGATCTTCCTGATTTAATGTTCCTTCTAAAATCTTCATACAACATGAAGAACAAGATCCTGCACGACAAGAATAATTATGGTCTAAACCTGCTTCTTCTAATGCTTCTAAGATAGTAGTATCCTCATCACACTCAAAGGTATTAACTTCACCTTCAGATGACTTAAGAGTTATAGTTGCCATTAAATTTTATACAATTCAATTTATTTATTGAGTTTCTTCTGGTTTTTTCTTCTTTCCGATATTATATTTTGTTTCCAGGATCCATTCACCCTTCTCCTTATATGCCAGAACTTTAATCTGGTTCAATGGAGCAATATCGGTAATATTATCTGGACTTAAAACTGTTATCAATCCCCAATCAGAGAGTAATTGAATAATTCTGTTTCTACGTTGTACATCATTTACAGTAAGATTTGCATGTTTGCCATCTAGTGCAAACAGTTCTTTAAAATGTACAATAAAATATCTTCCTTGCTTATGAAGAATATGGCAAGATTGATATATCTTTTTCTCTTTTCGAGAAGCAACTCCAATGCGTGTAAGGGTTTCTCGTACCTTTAAGAAGTCATCAGGTTCATTTAATGTAACTTCGATCATTTGGTCAGCAGACCACTTAACCTCGGGCTCGGCAATCATTTTGTTCCTCCAGTTTCAAATTTAGATTTTATAAAATTAAGTTGTTCGTTGGTTAGGATTCTTAGAGCCTGTTTTGCCTTTTCGTTACTATATCCATAATAACGTTTCACCAAGTCAAGATCTTTAATCTCATCTTTGCGGAGCCAAGGAGAGAACCTCTTTCGCTTCCTCACACTATTTAGAAAAAACGAATATTGCATATCAAGAGGAAGATGATGATTAAGATTCATCTCATTTGCAAACAAAACTGTGTCCAAATGTCCTGACATACAACGGTTAACAATGTATGCAGGATACTTAATATCTGGATCCTCTTCATAAAGATTTTTTTTGTTTTGGTTAATTGAATTTAACCAATCTTTCAATTCAGTCATTTTGGTAAGTTGCGATTAAAGTTCCAGTAGTCAAATTTTTGCCAGATATAATATATTCCTATCAAAGTTCTCTTGACAAACTCCTCAAGGAATAAAATTGGAATAACAATGAGTTCAAATGTACTCATCGTATAATCTGAATATCATCATCCTCTGTCCAGAGTTCGACCTTATCTCTAAAACGATCTTCTTTCTTTAACTTCTCATATCTCTTACCTGCTTTCTTCTTCCACCAACTAATAATATTCTCAAGATAAAACTTATCCCAATTCTGACCAGGAACTAAAGTATCCTGCTCACCAAGAAGAACTTCACGAACATTCCCATATCCATAATCAGAACTATAAGATCTTTTTCTCTGAGTAAGATTAAATGCCATCTCTATTACTTCATTAAATCTTTTAAGTTTATCTTCATCATCTAATGAATTCCTAATAATAGATATCATCTTTGTCTGTCTCTTCATCTTCTTAGATGAAGCTCTATTCTCAGTTAAAGGTTCATTATTATTCCACTTAGTAAACTCATCATGAAGACGATGAAATGCTGTATTGTGGAGTAATGGAAGAAACTTACTATCAGTCAATCCCTTATACCTTATAAAAGGTTTCAGTCCATCATACTGAGATGCAGATGTTGTAGATCCATAAAGAGAAGTAGTTTCAAAAAATCCAATATCTTTCTCAAAGACTTTATTCAGAGTCTCTCTTGCAAAATGAGAAACACACATCAATGCAAGTAACTTACCACCAAGAAAATTATATCCAAAAGGTTGAGATGGAACTATTGCAAATCCCATACAAGCATGTCGATTGAATAAAGAAAGATCAGGTGCTTTACCTAACCATAAATTTCTAGGTTTAGAATTAATAGTAGGGGAACCAAATCTTATAAACCCTATAATCTTCTTAGTGTTCTTTTCAAATACAATCCAACGTAACTCTCTACCAGGTATGTTCTTCTCAATAACAGCAGAAGATGTTGCTGTCAAAAGATTAACATAGTATTCTTGTGGGAGACCATTTTGAAATCTCTCACCAACAAATTTAATTTCAAAATCCATCTCTTCAGGATGGATATCTTCATTGAAAAACTCACTCTTCAATGAATAGTCAGGATCTATAGATGAGAAGTTGTTTATCTTACCAATAACTTCTTTCTTAGCATATCGAAGATAGTCCTCAATACTAGAGAAATTCTCAAAGTAATTAATAAATTCATCAGCTGCCCAGATAGCAACATCAGGTGGAACTTGATTGATCGTCATTATGTAAGTGTGTAGAGTTTTCTACATTGTTTTCAAATTTACCAGACATTTCATATGCGTCCTTGTTACCGCCATGACCATGTGCGATGCCTAGTTCATGCATTTTAGCATGTTCGTCAATACTATCTCTTAGTTCGTTTTTACCAGAACCAAATGTGAGGTAAATTCCATAAACAACTAAACTAAAAAGAACTAGACCAAAGAAAAAAATAAATCCCTGATCAGGAGTTAGATTTCCATGAGGGATTATATATGAATTACCAAAGATCATTCTTCTTCCTCCTTTTTAGTGAGTCCATCTCTTATTTTTTCCATCATCTCTTGAGCATCGATAAGATTCTCAATGTCTGCTAGAAAGGAAGCAATATGCTTACTTATAAAAGGTTGTTCACTACGAGCTGCAAATGCTAGTGCATCTCTCAAATGTTCTTGAGCTGCTCTTAGTGATTCTTCTACTGGTCTTGATAATGTCATTTAAAGGTACACTCCACCATGATTTCGGTTAATGCTGCTAATAGGTTTATTTCCTGATCCGCCACAAAAGCAGACTGGTACTGATACTTAGATACAATAAGAACGCAAGCAGCGATACTGGGACCATCCAGTACTTCGTAAAGAGCATCATAAACACGCCTAAGAAGTACAGTAGAATCATTGTCCAGATTACTGTTGACCCACTTACGTACTTCAGGAAAGTTTTTCGT